GTTATCTCTCTCATTTATATATCTTTAGAAGGGCATGTCATCATCAGCCTCAGTAGCACTCATAGAGTTATTTGCACTTGACCAATCAGAATGTTGTTTACTAAAATCAGCCATCTGCTCATCAGTTAGAGTTTGGTTCATATCATTGTTATATGTACACTTACCTCCTGACTTAGCAGACCATCTATACTTGGTAGCAGTTCTAATTACAGGCTCTTGATTATCTCTATTCTTACCGATGTATTCTTCTGATATAAATGTAACCATTAAGCTATTTCCTATAGCTTCATTCATGGCTTTACTATCATCACTAAAGTCTTGTACGCCTGAATTTACAAGAAAGTCCTTAATTTGCTTACTCTTCCATTCTTGTGTTGATTGTTTATCAGTTTCTTTTACCACCCAAAATCTACATCTACCAACTTTACCGTTACTTGTTACGGCATATTGTATAAATGGAGACCCCTTATAGTCTTCTAATTGATCCGATGTAGTTAATCCTGTGATTTTACATTCGTGTGCTCCAGGTGTAATGTATTCTACTTTTTCACCTACAGCTCTTTTTGTTGTTGTTGCGTTTAAATTAAACGGTAATGCACTCATTATTTATTGTTTTTGATTTTCCAGTTAATATACTTAGTTAATGTATCTCCATCAAAGATAATTTTATCTTTCTCAGGAGCATATGGATGGTCTTTGCCTTTCCATTGTTTTGTAGTTAAAGTTTGTATTGGTAGTCTATACAAGAACCTACCTATACCCCACGATACACATGCACGTTTAAATGCATCTGATACATGACCTTTATCTTTTTCTACTTTAGATTCTGATCCTGTGTCTGATTTCCATACCCAGTTATCACCTGTTAATATACCTATTTTACAAAACAATAAATTGTTTTCTTCATAGAACATACTCTGCCATTTATCTGGACCTACTACTTCATCTAGTAAGTCTTGGCAATCTCTAGCGTCTATATAAGCTACACAAGTTGTTTTTCCAAACTTAGTGGACTGTACGCGCCACTTGTATGGTAATTCTTTACTTAAATCTTTTAAATTCATTTACTTTCTTTTTCTAATTTATCTTTTCTAATTTTATTAGCTGCAGACGCAGCCACTACAAATTTTACAAATCTTCTTATCATCACAGGCTTACCTCTTAATATTAAAGTTACTGCTATTTCTTTAAATGTTAATAGTAATACTTGTCTGACAAGTTTTTTATCAATACCTAAGTCATGCGCTATCTCTGAAACTATAGCTCGTATTGTAGTTTTGTCTTTATTTTTACCACTCATATACTGGCAAATATAAGTATTTAATCTTTATCTCCAAACAATTGAACAGCTAAATATATTGGAAGTACAATAATACCTGCTACAATTAGTGAAAATATAACAGGACCAACAATAAATAGTAATACCGCAATTAGCGTTACAGCTATCATTGGGTATTTACCTATAAGGCTATATTTTTTCATAATCTGTAAATTTAGTTATTTCACTTTTAAAAGTTAGAGTCACCTCCCCGACACCTATATTTCTACCTTTAGCAAATATAATATTAGCGGTTCCTTGACTCTTTTCTCCATTATCATTAAATTCTATTCCATAATACTCAGGACGATATATAAGCATTACTACATCAGCAGCTTGCTCTATCTCGCCTGATTCTCTAAGATCAGATAATGTTGGCTTACTATTGTTACGATTACCAACACCTCTATTTAATTGACTTAGTGCTATTACAGTGATATTTAACTCTTTAGCTAGATTTTTAAGAGTTCTAGCTACTTGGCTTACTTCTTGTTCTCTAGTTCCAGACTTACTTTTACAACTAACTAACTGTAAGTAGTCTATCATAACAAGCTTAACATTTTTATTTTTTACATATTCTTTAATTCTATGTACTAAATAATTTAATGATGTTATATTACCCTCGTCAATATGTAATGGAGTTTCCTGTATAGCATAAATTGACTCATGTATTTTCTTAAGCTCATCATCGTTTAGCGTTCCATTGGTAATATATCTATTACTAATACCAGAATCCATAGATGCAAGCCTTCTAAGCAATTGTAATGCACTCATTTCGTAAGAAAACACAACAGTAGGAGTATTAGTGTATAGGGCAGCGTTATAAGCTAAGGCAAGCGCAAAACTAGTCTTACCCATTGATGAGGCTCCACCTACAATAATCAAATCTGTTTCTTGCCAACCACCAGTAAATCTATCTATAGCTTGAAATCCAGAAGCAATTCCTAACAACCCATCACTATTCATTCTTACTTGTATGTCATCTAGGAAATCTTTAATCTGAGAACTGATATCTCCCAGAACTTCTGGTTTGCCTATTTGTAGCTTTGATATTTCTGTAGTTAAGTTACCAACTATAAGCTCTAATTCATCTCTATTACTTAGTTGATTATGAACATCATGCACTATACCAGTAAGTGTACGTTTCTGAAATTCTTCTGTCAATACACCTATACAAGTAATTACCTCCATAAAATCAAAAGCTTTGTCTGTCATATTTGATAATCCTAATACAACGTTTTCTCCTTTGATTAATTTAGACACTGTTAGTATGTCTATAGTTTTACTTTTGCTATGCAAGTTTATAATAGCATGATATGTAGACTTATTAAAATCATACTCAAACAAATCTTCGTGCAATAGCATACTGTATTTATCTATTAATTCTGGCTTTACTATAAGCTTGCCCAGTAATGTTTCTTCTATTTCATTGTTATCCATAATTTTAAATTTTAGCTAACAAATATATCATTATTCGCCATATTTACGCCTAGCATCAGCCTTTTCTTCAAGATAATTTTCTTCCATTCTAGCATCGTATTCATATTTATCTTCAAGATCTTCAGTCCAATTTCCACATTCATTACATATATATCCCGTTGTATCTGTATGCTCTTTACAGGATGGGCATATATCTGAATCAGAATACATTTCTACACTACAACAGTCTGATATCCAACTATCTTCAAAGCTGCTTCCACAGCAAGTAGTAACTTCATCACTCATAATTATTGTCTTTTTTAAATTCATTAATAGCAATCTCTTTGGACGCACATATGGAATCCATTAAAGCATCATATATATTTTCAATAGTTTCATCATTTGATTCATGCATAGAATTGTCTATTTCTTTTTCATAAAGTTTTGCAACTTTAAGTAATTTATTAAACTTTTGCTTAACCTGATGAGAATGAGACCACTGCATAGTATGCAGCTGCTCACTCAAACATTTCACCAAGGCTAATGTAAAATTAATATCTAGATTGATTTTTGCATCTTCTAGTTTCATGATGGATTGTTGCTTAACCATTCTAAAGCATGTTCAATAGCCCCATCTTTTTCTTTGCTAGGAGCTTTATCTACTATAACATTCATTAAATCTAAAATAACTCTTTTAGCATCTCTTGTTATACTATTGTTAATGCATTTCATTTGAGAATTGTATAATTCTTCAAAGTATTGATTGTGTAGTTCGTTTATCATTATATTACTGGTATTGTATTTAAACCTTCAAATGTAGTGGACATAGCGCCACCATCATTACCTTCATCATCCATCATAGGAGTTATCCAATTTCCATCATCTAACAATATAGATATTGGCCTTTTATGCCACAAATTGGTTTCCATTTCATCTTGTGAAATGTACTCTATTCTTTTAATTGTTTTACCAACTAAACGTTTAGCAATTTTTTCTGTCCAGTATTGTTCTACTGGTTTTCCTTCAATTTTGTATTCCATAATTTATTTAGTTTTATTGTGCTGCCCATCCAATAAAGTAAAAAGCCTTAATACCCTTCTTACCTTTATAACCTCTACTTTCTTTCATTCTTTTTAAGATTGCTCCTGTTATTTCTATACAAATACAATCTCCCCATTTATCTGCAAATTCAAGCATATTATCTTCCCATTTACTAAAAGCTTTAGTTCCATATCTTGGGTTATCATCACGCATTTTAAAGCCTCCTGTTGTTGATATTGTGCCATTGTAGCTGTCATGACCATAATCATGTAATGCATTTTCTACTAAGCTGTTATAAGCTTCTGATGCGTTTTTGTATCTACCGACTGCTAAATCTCCGAAATTTGTTGCTCCCATAATTTTATTATTTTAATTAGTTAATAATAGTAAAAGGGGGCGTTAGCCCCCTCTCATGTTGTTTAATAATTTAACAAAAACTTATATGCGTTTTCATTCATTTTACCAGCAGATCCAGTAATAATACTTTCCTGTCTACCGTTATCTCTTAATGGTGCAGATTTCATATGTGTAGTATACTTAGTTACACCATTGAATAATCCCCATTTAGTTAGTCCTACCCTAGAAGTTTCTTCTATTATACAGCCTTGTAAATCATTATATATATTCATAGATCTTGTAGAAAAGTTTTCTAGCTCCCTAGGACTCATAGCTCTATCAATTTTAGTAAGACTAAATAGCATTTCTTCAATAGCATCTCTACCAATTGATTGACCACTAAAGTGTTGTAGTTCTGCAATCTTTTCTTCTTCTGCTGTAAAATTAATTATAGTTGGTAATTCTTTTACCTTATCTTGTATAGACTGTGTATGTCTATAACCTGATATCGCATTAGAGTTTAACCATCCAAATTGATTTTGACAGAATACAACTGTATTCATAAATCCAAACTTAAGACTAGAGCTCCCATCATGACTATTAATAGCATAGATGTATTGTTCGGTATCTTGCCCACCTATAACTACATGATTATTAGGGCGTTTCATTTGAACCATTACTTTTCTACCTTCGTTAAAAGGTACTGCTTTTACTATTTCTAAATCATTTTGGCCAGCAATCTCTTGCATGGTTTCTATAATAGTGTGATTCTGTGTAGGAGTATATGCCTCTTTTACTGTAGCAAATACTTCTCCAGTGTCTTCTCTTACTATTCCATAGTAATCTGTAGAGTGTAATCCATTGTTAGCACTTGGTGTGCATTCTCCTGTATAAAGCAGTGGCTTCTTAACTACATTCCAGTTAAGTCCATTTTGTTCTAAGATTTGTTCTGTATTAAGCATAATCTAATTGTATTTTAGTTAATAATTCTTCTGGTGTTGCTTGCAAGAGGTATGTTCCACCATCTTCAAAACCTAGTTCATAAACTGTAATTAAGATGTCTTTACCTGCTTGCTCTATTTCATAGAGATAATCTTCATATACATCTTCAGTGTCAGGATGCATGCAGTATATACCTCCTACATTAGATGTTGGTGTTCCATCATCTTTACATCCGCTTGATTTAAAGTGTACAAACATTTGTGCTGCTAGACAGTCCATGCCATTAAACATTGGTTCAGATTTATCTAAAGGTATACCATTTACGACTGTATATCCAGATAGCCATTCTGCTAATTCAGCACCATGACCACTCATGTAGCCGTCATATTGACGGTACATACATGTAAGTGGTTGTCTGTGTTTTTTACCTGTTTCGTCTTCCCAGGTTCTTATTACTTTAGTTAATGATCTAGTTCCCATTTAAAATACTTTTTCAACTGTTGTTATAGATTCTTCCATAATTATTTAAGGTTTTTGTATAAATCGTTAGTTAATGTTAATGTTATTTCTGACAGCACTTTACTGTAAGCTTCGTTTTTTCCTAGTAAATATTCGCCAGACTTTTTTTCCTTATTTTCTTGATTAGCCTTTAGCTCTTTAGATATTAAGGTTGTAATTCTTCCCACTACATCTTCCATATTATTGTTGTTTTAGTTCATTAATCTCCCAATCTTCATGAGCTATATCCATTTGCTCAAGTTCTTTTTCAGCTATTAGTGCCCATAAACCCTCATCACCAGATAAGACTTTATCGTTAATAGTTGTTTTATGATCCCTGCCGTCATCAGGAAATTTTAAAAACACACTTGTAGTATATTCTCTAGTTACTCTAAGTTCGTATTCTTTCATAGTTTAATATTTTCTAAAGTTTCTTCTATCCATTCATATGCATCTTCAGGAGTTTTAGCTTTAGTAGAATACTCTACCTTCCATCCTGAAACTATGTTTTTATAAATGTAAGCTTTCCATACACCTGCTCTAGTAGGCTGTACTGTAACCCATCTGTCATGTCTAATTAAAGACTTAATTTCCATTAAATTCATGATATTAATTTATTTGACAGTTTTTGTATGTCTTTAACAATCAAAGAGCTGTAGTTATTACTTCCTCCTGTATAGTCTTTATAATCTTTTGCTGTTCTGATTAATAAGTTATTGCCGTCACTAGACCAGCCATATCTTACGTCAGGTATACTAAAGTATATTACTTTATTGTTCTTAGTAGCAAAGCCACTAAAGTAATAGTGTCCATTTGAAAACTTAATATCAGTAAAGTCAGCTTCTTTTAAAGCTCGTCTTACAATAGTTTTTTCTGCATTATATGCTTTTTTAGGATTTACACCGTTTGACCAATTTTCTTTCATAGTTCTAATTTTATTTGATTTTTACTAGGTTGCCACTGATAAAAAAACAAAGTATAATTTGTGTCTCTACCAAATTTGTCTTCAAATGTTTTTGAGCCAAGTAGTGGTGTGTCCTGATCTATTATCATTTTCTTATCGCTATATCTGACAAGTATTTTTTCTTTAGTATACTTATAAGGCAGAGCAACAAGATTAAGCCCAGAGTGTCTAGGATTAACCTTGTAGCCTGCTATAAGCTTCTTTAACAAATATGATTTCATTAGTGCTTTTGTTGGTCTGCAAAACTACTATATGAGCTTTTAGCTTTAGTAGATTTTGTATTCTTTTGATTATCAACATGTTGCACAGCTTTAAGACCTTGCCATATTTGCGTT